TTACAGTAGCCATAAAAACACCTCTTTCTTATATAAATTATAACGTACGTTTATATGTACGCCAATCCTTAGAAACTTATAGTAATATTTTATGATTTTGCTAGAGAATTCATTAAAATTAACTTTGTTAGAATCAAATTTATCTACGGGATTCATAATATTTTCATTTAGTGTAGTGAGACTCATTGATGTTTCACTCAAATATTTAAGATATGACTAGTTTTTACATTTTTCCAGTCATGCTTTAAATACATGATTAATTCAGTTCTCAGTCATATTAACAATCAAATATAAAGAAAAAGCATCCAACCGAAGTTGAATGCTATATTTCTAAATGAGTGTTCCAACCGCAACTGAAATCATGATTCGGAAATAATTCAGCTTTATTCAAGAAAGAAAATAAATATAATAATAGTTACCATTAATAAATATTCATTTTCAAATTAATGATATCTAAAATTAATTTTTTTGAGTTCTTGCTAAAGCATTCTATAAAAATTGTCTTTTCGATATCGTTAGGTGAATTTTGGAAAGATTCTAGATTTTCTTCAATTTTAGAAATCGTATCAAATAAATCAGAGTATGTAACTAGGTCAAAAAGTCTAACAACTGATAGTTTGCTCAAAATAGTATCTAAAACTAGTAAATAATCGTTTATACTGTCTTCAGTTTTTAAAGTCATCAAGTTATACTGTAGATTTGGAAGTTTCTCAATTGTCAATTCAAATAAAAGTTTATCTAGCACTTCTCTATTCTTCCATTTTTTTTCATAATAAACTCTTAACATAATATCAATAATACTGACAATAAGTGCTAAAATTGACAAGTAAATAGCAATCTTTGCTTCGTTCATACATTTCATTTCCTTACATATGTCGCAAAGATTGAATCCATAATTTTGTTCTGCACCCTTGTATTCTTACAAACAAACTTAAATTTACTATTAAGTTCATCAAGATTTATATTCTCAAGAATTCCACTCAAAAGTCCTTGAACAAAAGATATAGAAACCCCCTCTATATAATCTGGAAATATCACAATGTTTAACTTATTTATATCAAATTTTCCCTTAATTTGTCTATCATATATTTCTCTACCCAAAGGATTACCAGAAATACGAGTTAAAGACTTTGTTTCAAATTCAATGTAAATTTCATTAGTTTCCATACAGTTATACACTCTCCTTTACTAACACTATATTATACATAACACCATTAAAATACAATGGAGAAACACTTACAACACTATCGTCTGGTTTATCAAAAATGTATTTACAGCTTTCATTTAAGCCAATTTCCTCTACTTTACAAATTTCTTTTCTTATACCAAGTTTTGAATCCTTAAAGAAAATAGCTTCATCTCCACAAACAAGATAGCATGCTCCTTTAACTGTGTCTAAATGATTATTTATTTTATCAACAAAATTAGTTAAGCCTATTCCTCCTGATATTTTATTTTTTCGCGTTGTCACTCCTGGTTGCAATGCACTCAGCATAAAAAAATGATTTTCATCATATACATCATTAAATTTTTTACAATGAAAATTATAAGCTTCTATAATTCTTTCATCACATTCTGGGGGAATAGCATAAAATTGCTTCTTTATTTTACTAAAAATTTTTTCTTCCGAGAAACACAAAAGATTAATTGAATATAAATTAACATCATTTTCATTTTCATTAATTGCCAGACTTCTCTTAACATATACCAAAACATCTTCTCTTGAATGTTCACAAGCATTCCCAACAAGTTCCTCAACAATTTCTACTACACGATCAGCAAAATCTTCGTCTTCTTCATTAATACTCTTTAAGAAATAACTTAACTCAGTTCCCAACTCTGAAATATTGTAATTACTTCCATGAGCAGATTGAATTTTCATAAAATATTCATATTTGTTATCCAGTTTAATCGACAAGAAATCAGAAAAGTCCCCCTTACTGCTTAAATAAAAATGAGTCCTTGTAAAATTTTCATTAACTATACTATTGGTTAAATTTGGAAATTTTATAGAAATCTTAGTCTTTGGCTTTTTTAATTGTAAATAAAATAAAGACAATTGAAATAAAATTATAGTTGAAACATCAACAAACGATTTTGCTAGTAACTTAAATTCAAAAAATCTAACTCTATTATTAGAAATCAAAAATAATATAATTCGTTGCAAATCATGCACCTCATTGAATGTGAAAGTATCTGATTTAATTTCATACTCATATCTACCATTTTTCCCACCAATTGCTTTTGGTACAACGTTCTTAAAAAATAAATCTAATCGTAATCCCATAGTACCTCCTCCTAATAGTGGTCTACATTAAGTACTAGCCAAAATAAAAATACTCCATTTAAATACTATCTTTTCTATACTAAATAAATCATATAATTATGGATTCCCTAGCATTTCTAACCATTTAATGATATTACTAAAATTAATCAATTCACGTACATGATTTATTTCTTCTCTTGAAAATTTATACACAAGGCAAAAAATATTGTCATTACAATTACCTATATTCTTAAGAACAAGTCATATCGATAATTTAGTCGCTTAGATAATTATTTCATTTGCTAGAAACACTATAATAAATCTGCTACCTTTCTGAATCAATATTAGCAACATTAAACATAATTTTACGTTCTAATTTCTATACTCATTTGATTAATAAAATTTTCAAGATTATCTAACAATTCATCATACAAAACTATCTGAATATGAGCGTAAGAGTAATTTAAATCTCTTAAAGCTTTTCTAAGTTTTATATCAATTTCATTAGCTGACATGCCTGTTTTCTGCTGATAACTCAAAATACTTTCTTTTTTCATCAAATACTTGTTTGAACCAATTACTAACATTCCTGTAGCTGATTCAGCTCCATTAATTAACTCATTATTTGTCTCTGAATGAGGCAAAAGCATAAGATAATTATTAACTTGAGCTATTGCAGTACTTAAATTCGAAGTTGGAACAAAATTATCATGTGAAGAATCGAGTTTAAATAAGTATTCTTCAGATTTTTTCAACTCAACAATATCAAGAAATCCATATCTATTTATTGTAAGAATATCTAATTTACTATCACTTGTTCTTATTTTCGAATCAACATTAATTAAACTTTCTGGAATTTTTTGTTCTATTGATCCAAACAGCAAATAAGAAGCATATAGTTCGAAATATTTTTGCCATGCGTATTCATTACCAATATGCTTTCTTTCTATACCAAGCTTCTTTTCTATACCATTCTTTTTTTCTAATAAATCTCTACCCAGTTGTACAATATCCTTTAATCTGTCTTTATTTATATCTGTAACATCTTTTAAGGAAATTTTAATATTCCCTTCCTTTATCATTTTAGGAATAATTTTAGAAATCTGCATTTTATCCTTTTCAGTTAATACAATATCATCAATCCCTTTCGAAACAGCCTTGATAACATTCAAAAATTCTGAAGAAGTTACCTTCTCTTCTTTTGATAATTTTTCTATAGTTCTCTTTAATTTTCTAGTATTATTCGCAGGATCCACAACATCTTTTTTAAAACTTTCTGTATAAACAACTACAGTATTGGTTTGTTTATCATAGCACATCTCACCAAACCCCACCTTAAACAATAATCGTATTTTATTATCGATTTTTTGCTTAAGTTCTTTAATATTATCAACTTCAAAAAGTTCCAGTAACTCATCTTTAAAAATCGTTGTAATACTAGTGTTCTCTTCATTCTTGAAATAATGTGATTTTCTAAACGCTTCCTCATCTTCAACTATTATTCCATCTTTAAAAATAACAATTATCTCTTTATTCATTGATTCAATTTCATAAAAAACTTCCTTATCATTTTGCATTTTCATTCCCTCCTTGTCTATAAATTTACTGAATTAATCTACTCATTTTCATAATAGTAATAAAAAGTCATTAAGTACTTTATTTTTTTTATTATATCACTAAACTTATTTTTAACATATAAACTCTATAATTAATTGTTTGTTTGTATTGTTTATAGTTTAATATAGTATACTCCTGCGTTTTGAGCGCTGAAGGAGAATTCAATAAATGAAAAAAATCAGTTTGAAACTTCAAAAAAAGTATGTATCTTATTATCAACGAGGCAAATCGGTAAAGGATATCTGTAAAAAGTATAAAATTCCTAAAAGTTCTTTATATTTATGGATTTTTAAATATAAAGAAACCATTACTACTGGTGAAAGAGTAAATGTTGCAGAATATCAAAAACTAAGATTTCATTCATAAAAGCTTGAACAAATCATAGAAGTACTGCAAAAAGTTGATTGTTCAATTCAATCCCCATTGGCTGACAAGCTATGAGAACTTGAAAAACTGAAAGGCTATTACAGTACAAGAGTTTTGTGTGAGGCACTAATGGTAAATAGGAGTACCTTTAATGCATATTTATCTTCAAATATCCAACAATTCATGAAGAAAAAACAAAGGAATGATCAATTAAAAGAGCAAATACTCGAACTGTTCACTGAATCCAAACAAACTTATGGTGCATATCGTATACGTGAAGAACTTAAAAAATTAGGTTATAAAGTAGTACCTCAAACAATTAGTCTACTTATGAAGGAATTAGGGCTATTTAGCAATAGAGGAGGTAGCAAAAAGGAATATTTAAAGATTCTACAGGAATAAAAAAACTGATTTAGTACAAATACATTTTACAGTAAACCATCCAAATGAAGTTTGGGTAAGTGATGTTACATACTTGAAATTTAAAGATTTATTTTACTATCTATGTGCAATTATTGGTTTATATTCAAGAAAAGTAATTGCTTATCATATTTCTACAGTACATTCTACACGACTAATCACTACAACTTTTCGAAAAGCTTGCAAAACTAGAAAGCCAAAGGTTGCTCTAATATTTCATTCAGATCGTGGAACACAATACACTTCAAATCGATTTAAGTTATTGCTAAAAAAATCTAATGTACGACAATCATTCTCTAAACCATATAATCCATTTAATAATTCTGTTGCTGAATCATTCTTTGCAACATTGAAAAGAGAAGAATATTACAGAAAATCTTATCGTTCTGTAAAAGACTTCACAAATCACATCCAACTTTTCATTGAATTCTATAATTCAAAAAGAAAACATAGTACCTTACGTTATAAAACGCCGAAGCAATGGGAGGATTTATATTATGAAAGAAATGATAAATAATTGGAATCGGTGGTCATTTTAGATGTGAAATTCATTTTTTTATTCAAGTTTTTAGTGTTTTGATACAATTTTGTTAGAATAAACAATTTATTCCAAAATTTGCAAATAACCTATTAGAATAGGCTTTTTTAAGTATAGAAAAAGCCTATTTTTAATCAATTCCATAAGAATTAACCAAAAATAGACTACATTTCCAAATGGTGGTCCCAGCCGGGATTGAACCGGCGACACATGGATTTTCAGTCCGAAAAATAGTGAAATTCATATTATAAATAGCCACTTTTTCGTATATGTACCCTAATAATACCCTATATATATATCAATAAACATTTTAAAAAGTGTTACTTAAATTAAGACATCAAATGCTTAATTCTTTCTCGAAAATAATCTATCAAATTTAGATACTCACGGTTAACATCGTTGTTGTATTCAAATTGCTTCAGTTCCTCTATATATATTTCTCCGGAGCAATCATCAAATTTTAATAACGAAAATAGTTCTAATGCCGCTTTATGAATTAATACTAGATCTTCTACTTTTATCTCTTCATCAATAACTCCTTCAGGAATATTATGAGCGAGATATTTATTTCTATATTTTTCTAGTGCTTCTATTAATCTATCAAATTTTATTTTGTTATTTTTATTTCTCCACATTGTCTTAGAAATTGATATTCGTAGTTTTTCTTTATACTGACTCTTTATTTCCTTTAGTATTTTATTTTTAAATTTAGCCAAGGTCATTACATCGCTACCATTTAATTCAAAATAATATCGATAAAATTTCAAAACAGCTGATTTAAGCATATCATCATAAATCAGTTTTTCAGCAAAACGAACATCATTAGATAATTTTTTATACTCCTGCGTTTCACTATATTCTAATTGAATAATTAAATATGCAACAGAATTCGAAATATTAGAAATTGCTATTTCAATCATCTTATAATCTTTTTTATACTCTTCAATGGAGTAACTGTCAAAAATATCAATAAACTTCATAATTTTACCTTTCCTAATATTTAAATTTTTCGCTCTAAGTACATTTTTAGAGATTTTATCAATATTATATTTTATATTGGGGGTACAAAATGTATCAACTTTACTTCAATATAGTTAGTAAAAATCATTAGTTTTTCGTTATAGTTAAACCTATAATTTTATACTTTATATTTTTATGGTGCCAAAATGGTGTCAGTTGGCAGACACCATTTTTTGTTTTTTTATGTGTTAAAAAGTGTTTAAACATGCATTAATATTTCTATATTTAAATGTGCATTTTTGCATATTTATTTATTTTAGTCAGTAATTAGTCAGTAAAATCTCATCATTATTAATCTTCTCTTTCATCGATTTTGATATTGGAATTAGTAACTTTACTCACCAATATTATTGATGAAATTTTATTTGAATATTTCTTCAATTTCTTCTATTGAAATAGTTCTTCCGTGTACTGGTAAATTATATCTATCCAATTCTTCTATTGTCAATTCTTTACAAATTTTAGTTTTCGATAAAATTAATCCCACTATCATCTTAGCGATAAAAATTAAAAATACTGTGATGAGGATAACTAAAATCGTTTTTACGAATAGATACAAACCATCATTAAGATAAAATATTCCTAACATAAAACCAGAGATAATGAATATTAATGAAATAAATAGCAATGCCTTATTCATAACAAACTCTTTAAATGCCTCGCGATCATAAATAAGTTTGTTTTTGAAAGAATCAAAAGTAACAATATTGGTTTTCAGAAACTTCTTTAACACATTCTCTCTCTTTAACGAATTAAATGAAATATCAGCAACAAGTAATGCACCTGTTATTTGTAGCGAAACACTAAGGCAATAAAGAAATACGTACATAAACTACCTCCCTAATTCAACATAACTATTCTATCATTTATTGACAAAAATAAATAAAAAACTATTTACATAGTATATATACTATGTTATAATATATATGTAAAGGAGGTAAGTCATGAATGAGAAAGAGTTAGAAATAGTAAAGGCTCTGATTGAACTAACAACTACCGTGATTAGCTTGGCGGCTTCGGTAATCGCTTATAAGACAGTCAGAACCCCCAAGAAGAAGAGGAAGAAGTAATTCTTCCCTTCTCTTCAATATTATTATACAGAAAGGAGCAAAAATATGCAAAATATTAAAGTTGTCAGTCTTATCATTATTGCCATCAATTTAATTATTATGGTTTCAACAAAGATTAATCTAATATTCTTTTTGGCACTAGCGTGCATTTTACTAAGCTCTTACAACATATTTATCGGTTATAGAAATGGAAAATAAGTTTGACAAAGAAAAATACAAAGCTGAATGGAAAAAAAAGAATATGAGGATGGTTGGTTCACAGTTCAACATTGAATTCGTAAACGAATTCAAGAAGGCATGTAATATACTAGTGACTACACAAGCAGATGTAATTAGAACAGCTATGATTGAAACAATTGAAAAAGCTAAACAAAAGAATAATGATGTATAGAACAATTAAAAAGACAAGCTATTTGATACGTTACTTATTTACTTATATGATATTCAATAATTTTTCGATTCACGAATCAATTTTACTTAACGATTGGATAGAAAGTTTGATTGTAACGCTCGTATTATGTAAGGTTTCATTTTTGATTGTTGGAAAGATAGGTATTGATGATTCTTATGTAAATAGTCTTTTATACTTTGTGATTTACTTAGTCTTACTGTGTATCCTTTGGGTAGTTCTATCTATTTTTACATTTTTCAAAATGCTTCCAATAACATAAAAATGCCTACCCTCAATAAAGAGAGTAGGCATTTTCAATCATGTGATGTTATATGTTCATCTATTCTTTTGTGTGCTGATTTTGTAGATTCTTCAACCACAACAATTTTTTTAGTTATTTCTTTGAGATCATCTTCAATTTTTTTTACTTCCACCTTGATACCTAGAACTACATCTAATTTCGCATTAACTGCACCTTTGAACTCACTATCATTCGCAATCTTTTTATCACGATTTGATATCCATCCAGCTAATCCAACGAAACATCCAATAATAGCGAATAATAGTCCTAGTGTTATTGATGTGTTTTGTTCCATAGTTACTTACTCAATTTTTTATTTAAGTATTCTTCAACACCAAAAATCTTTATCAATACAGCAGTGGCTTTAATAAAATAATATAACGATGTGATGTAACAAATAATATACGGATCAATTATTTCATTGTTTACAAGCCCTAAATGTGTGTAGACAAGCCAAACGTATGTTATACCACTAATTATTGCTACTACAATCAAAACCTTTACAAGCCCTTTAAAAAGCTTCTTGGGTTCAAACTTTTCAACTTCTTTATCCAAGTTGTAATAAATTGATCCTAAAATATGGACTCCTGCTAAAACCGCTATTGTAATTACTATTAAAATCATATTGCTTAAATATGTATTCATATCATATCCTCTTTCTACACTTCTACGTGCATGTAATCTAAATCAATTTGTATATATCCTGTGTCGTTGCCATAGGTTACCACCTTAGCCCATTTGTAACCATCACCTAGTGTTTTATCGCTCAATTCTAAAACACTTAAATAATCGCCTTTTTGTGCCCAATACACAGTTTCTTTATTCATCGGTTGTGTTCTAACTGGATATCCTTTATCCGTTGTAACACGATCTATTTTTATACTTGGAAATGGTTTAATCCATTTCACTGGTTCTTGTTTACCACCTTCAGCTGTAACATATGGAAATGGTTCAATTTCACTTAGTAATGCTCCTAGTGATTTAATCTTTCCATTTACCTTATATGTAACATGCAGATGTGAATTATCGAACCAATTACCATTTGCATCACGACCTACTACCCCAGTATCACTAACTGTTACTAGCATGTCCCCACGTTTATATACCTGGTCTTTTTCTGCAATAATATTCTTGCCATGTGCTAACCGTAATTGATGAATATTACCTTGCTCATCTTTACCTTCAAATACGACCGTATTCGTTGCGTTTCTTGTAACTTCAACGCACTTCATACTATCAAACACCATGAGTACCTGATAAGTGTTTAATGCTAATTTAGTGTTATTACTTGTAATCGCAATAAAATCATCACCATCATGCTTTAATGGTTTACCACCTACAGTGTCATACGACTTAATACCAAGGGAAGTCATAAATCTATAAAATGCTGCATTCACTGTATAAGTGATTCTATGTCCATTCCCTTTATTAAATAAAGGATAGATAGAATCAAACTCATTCCATCTATCCTTGTTATATAGTTGTCCCATTTTATAATTCCTTTCTTAATTAAGTTTTCAATAATTATCTAATTTTCTTTACAATCGCAAACATAACAATATATGTCCCTGCAATTTGAGCTATCGCAACTCTATCACCTACACGTGGTGTATATGAGTTTGCAAACGCATACTTTTTTTGTGTCGGTTTTTCTTCACCATCAATCAATACAGTTAGTCCATTGACTTCATCAATAGATATTACTTCACCTAAAATCATATAAACAAACTCCTCTCAATTGTATGTTTCATGTTAGAAGAACCAATTTCAATCTCCCATTGAACTTCTTTAAATAAACCCTTAATTTCTTTAGTGTTCAACTCAACCATATCTTCATAACCATGATTATTTTCTATGTCTGTATTTAATGTAACTGATTGTGTTGTATAAAGAGATTTTAAGTATTCATTATCAATAAACTTTTTCAATTCATCATAATTTGGAATATTATCTAATTTATATGTTTTAACAAGATTATACTTTCTCGAAACAGTAGAAAGTTTACTCATTTTATCATCATTTATTTTTTTATATTTAATTAAAGGGAAATCAGGATTGCTAACTTCACCAATGAATATATTCGGTATTTCATAGATGTCAAAATCGGTAGTTAAATCGCCTGTGATAATAGAATCAACACCATCTCTATATCGGTGTTTTGGTATCTTTTTTTGCTTAATCGATTCTAGAATTACATAACCATTCTCATCTACATACAGAGAATTAAAGTTTATTTCGCAAAGTAAGGTATTGATTATATCCAAAACATTCTCACCAAAAGCAAACTCTCTATCAGTAGCAAAGATTGAATCAGACAAATCGCATATGATATTAGAAAGCCCAATTGAAACTAATAATTGAGTAATTATTTCAGAATATTTGGATCCTTTACTAATGAATAATCTTTCAATCAAGTAAGAATGATCAACAATATAAGTTTCATCATATAATTCAAATTGAACCGTATTATTCTTATCATTATATTTTTCAGGACTGGCTACAATTACAAAAATGCCTACTGATTTCTCATTCAGCATAATTTGAACCTTATCTGAAATAAAATCGAATTCTAACTTCTTTGTCTTTATAATTCCATCATCTTCATACTGTATATCATTCATAATACAATTATCTTTATCAACAACCATAGATGCAGCACGTTTTATCCGAGCTTTACTATCAAATTTAATATTACAAGACTCAACCATTAGTTTTCCAATTTCAACACCATATCTGACTATTTTGAAATCAGATTTCATATTCTATACCTTCTTTATATGAAGTTTGTTCTAGTGTTAAAGTAACATCATTCATTAAATCATTGTTTGAAATTGCCATTTGATTACATATAACCCATCCTTTATTTCCAAATACATTACGATAGAACATAATTTCTCCTAATCGGTTAAAATCAGTATTACATTGTACATTAAATTCTTTAGTCTCAATTGTTCCTTGTTTATGAACTACATACCTCCTACCAATGTAACTCACTTTAGTTGAATCTTTATTCACATTAAAATTATGAATCGGTTTATTGTCCATCCTGTAAGACAAATCATACATCTCACCATCTAACATGATTAACTGAGATTTCTTTGAAGTGAAATTATTTTTGATTACAGTATCTGAGAAATTATCAAACTGATCTACCCCTCTAATTAAGTATGTATCTTCACCATTTACATATTTATCAAGATAAGCTTCAGTAATATTTGCAATACAAACATCATTTCTATAAACATAGTATTTTACAAACTGATTATCCTTACTTATGTAGATAAATGCACCTAATTCAGTGTTTGTTATAGTTACCTGAGGATTACTTAAAGTCATATATTGAATATATTCAATTTTCAACCAATTACTAGATTTACCTAAATCGTTAATAATTCTCAATTGAATGTTATATTCACCATTTACTATATATTCATTTACTAAATGAAATTTTTCGCTTGTGTAAATTTCTCCTGAATCATAGACATTATCAATTTTCAAATGATATCCTATTTGATTTTCTGCAGTCCATTTTATTAATGGCCTGCCTTTAGATTCTATACCGACTAATACTGGTTTTGGCGGAGGTGAGTTATTGATAAATAACGATATTTCTGACCATTCACTAGGAATATCATTTTGATTGTAGCCTCTGACTCTCCAATAAACATTTCCCACATCAACATTCAATATTTCAGTGACTGTTTTATTTGTTATTTGGTGATTTACAATTGATTTCCAAATAGTTCCATCACTTGATATTTCTAGATCATAAGCAAATTGCTCAGTTCCAGTTTTGTTTGAAAATTCCCAAGAAAAATATGTAGAATCATATACAACCATATTAATTGGATAAATTGGTTTAACTACAGGTACACTGTCAACAGTTGATAGTTCTATATTTGGCGAATTAGCTATCTGCTCATCATCCACAGTACACGAAGCATAACACTCATATATTTTCCCACCATTCAATGTATTTGCTTGAATAATTAAAGTTGTTCCATCAAAATCAATTTGGGAATATTCATCTTGCGTATTCTTTTCTCTAAACTTGAATACTCCACTATTTATTACGAATTGTTCAAACATGTTATAGATATTATTTGTTGAAAATACTATTTTAAACTCCTTCTTAAAATCAACAAAAGAGTTAACGATATTTGATTTAATTGTTGGTTTTGCTAAATTCCCAAAATTTGCGTATGCGTTAACCGAACTAATTGGTGAGTCAATTTGGTTAGATGTAGTTATCATACCTGATTTATATGGTGAATTTTGAGTAGCAGTTCCTCCAGTATTTGATACAACTCCTGTGTATACTGGCGAATATCTAAACGCATCACCAACTTTCAAACTTTCAATATCTTCTCTAATCAATTTGATTTCTAATTTTGTTCCTTGTCCATTTCTAAAAGTGATTGTATATGACATTATCAAATAATGTTTTTTATTTGAATCAATACTTATTGGAAAAATTAGTTCTTTTTTACTCGAACTTACACCGACCGTTCCACTGGATAAATTAGCAGCTGTAACAGTACTTGAAACTAATTGCTTTAGTGCCATAATTAAATACCTACTATTCCCATTCTTTTTCTTTGCTTAGCTTGCTTTGCTAAAATTAAAAGTTGTTGTATGTCTTGAATGTTATTCATATCAACCGTTATATAGATAGTATCTCCACTTCCAGTTGATCGTCCTTCACTTATGGGCGTTACTATTGATTTACCACCAATATTTTGAAGTAACTCACGGCCATATTCACCAACAATTGCCGTTTGTCCATCTTGTAGTGATCCACCATTTGCATAATACTTAGTATCTTCTTGATAGTATGGAGAATATTCAGTAGAAGTACCATCATCATTTTGTGATACTTTAAATTCTTTCTTTGGTGCATTAACAGGCTTACTTGATATATCTATTTTTTGAAGATTAAGCAATCCAAATGATAATGTATTAATCACATCAATTAATCCATTTAATAAATTGATTATTCCTTTTGCAATTGGTGTTACAACTGCTTCAATACCAGTAAAAGCAATATCAAAAACTTTAAAAACCCACCCAACAATAGTCCCTAACAATTGAAAACCAGGTGTAAGTAGTTTTATCGCGAATCCAATGCCACCAAATACCTTTTCTGAAACCGATCTAATAGTCGGCATATTTTCTAATACCCAATTAAGAAAACCTTGCATTGATGGCATGAAAGTTAATCCCATTTCATTTGATAGTGCCTCAAACGAAGCATTGATATCGTACATAGTATCACCAAATGTTGCCCCTGCACTGATTGCTTCATTACTGAATACTAAACCTAAATCATCGGCACGATTCATTAAATTTTCAATACCATCTGCACCTTGATTGAATAGTGGTGCTAATTCAGTTGCACTTTTGCCCAAAAGGTCATTCGCTAATGCTGCACGCTCTGCACCTACAGGCATCTCTGCTAGTTTCATGATCGTTTCAGACATTAAAGTATCATTGTCTTTCAATTGACCATTTGCATCATAGATAGATAACCCTAATTTATCAAATGTTTCAATTGATTTCTTATTACCTTCATCTGCTGAAACTACAGTATCAAGTAATTTCTTCATTCCTGATTGCATGATGTTGATATCTAATCCACTTTGTTTCATGGCATAACCAAATCGTTGATACGTTTCAGTTGTTATCCCTATCTTTTGTGCATAATCATCAATAGCACCTGCATAATCAGCGAACTTATTTACACTATCCATAATCGCTGATCCAATAGCTGCAAATGCAGCAACTGCTGCAATTGCTAATCCCCCTACAGCTAATGCATTGGCATCCAATTTAAAACCAAATTCCCCTGCTTTAGAAGTGATTCCTTCAAATCCTTGTTGAATAGACGAACCCATCGAACCTGACGATCCAATCATATCTAGGAACTTCTTTGAAACACCTTCAGCTTTATCTTCAGTCTTTTGCATTGATGATAGTGCATCTTCATTTTTAACCATGATTGTTCCAAATAACTTAAATAGTTCCACTAGTCACCCACCTCCTCAAATGCTTGAACTGCTTCAGCTATTTCTTTTCGTGCTTCCTCAATTGATTTCTCTTTTTTCTTTTTCTTATAAAATTCATCAAAAGGAATATAATTCTCTTGTGTCATAAATGGATAAGCACTCGACCAAATTCTAAAGGCATATTCTTCGTTTTTATTACCAATAATTTTATCGACAAAGTCTCTAAATTTTTTTACTGGTATCTTTTTTACATAATCATATGAAACGCTAGATAGTAATAAAATAACTTGATTTATTTCAAATCTAGCGGATGTGTAAAAACTTCTTTCCATTCCTCAATATCCGCTACTTCCAACACTAACTTAGCGAGTCTAGGAAGTGATAATTTGCGAACTTCTTCAATAGTCATTTCTAAGGGATAAGATAAAAATGTAAATAGCTCAACTCTCATCTCTTCTGTTGTAGCTTGTCTTAATAAAGCCAATACTGCATTAAAACCTATTTTTTCAATATTCTCCTTATCTTCAAAATTCAAACTATAGATAACTTTAACCATGTCAAATTTATCACTTAACGCAATTGCATTTAAGACATCATCAATATTCAGTTTTCTCATGTTTACCTCCAAGTAAAAAGGTGGAATTAACCACCTACAACAACTTTCTTCATTTCAATTTTATAAGGCTTTATTTCATCACCTTCATAACAAGCTTCAAATTCTACAGGTGTTGCTACCTCATCCTTATCCGCAAATGTCATTTCAATATTTGATGAGTTAAATCCTTTCAAAAGTGTGATTTTTACAGGTGTTCCATCTTTTTGTTTTCCTGTAATTGCAATCTCTTTAAAATCCGTATCTTGAATCACAAATGACGGCTCAATTACACCTTCGTTATTCACTAATGCAGGAAACAAGGTTACAAGTTTATCTGCATCAAATTCAAGAAAACTAAATTTAATTTTGGCTCTCTCTTCATCAATGATAACACCACCTACATCTTTCCCTTTTGATCCATTGTGTTTTACTTCATGAAATGTTCTTTCTACTGTAAAAACCACATTTTCACGAGTTATTCCAACTGATGTCTTATTAATAGAAACATCACAATTACCCAATACTATTTTTTCAAATTCCTTTTTCATAACTGCTCCTTTCATATGCAATTATTTGAAACCTTAATGATCTAACTTGAATATCTTTATCCACATCAGTCATGATCCCTCTTGATTCCAAGTAGAACGTTAGTCCTACATCATTATTGTTATGCTGCTTATAGTTTAGAAGTTCAATGATTTCATCACACTTATCTTCAACAACTTCAATTTCATTAAAATACAAATCAACCAAGAGAGTAAAATCATATCGATTAGGATATCGATTAGACTGATTCAAACGATAAGTAATATAGTTTAGACTATCATCACTCGCAACATTAGAATAAACTTGACCTACTTGTCCTAATAATTGCTTTACCAATAATCTAATTTTATTCGTTATCATTCTCATCACCTCCAATTAATCCACTTGCTCTTGCTTCATCTTCAACTGCACTGATGTAGGTTGAAATAATCTTTACAATATTCCTGTAGTTTTCATCTACAGTATCCGATAAGATATCTCTTTGTTTTGTCATATTTCTCTTTGAATAAGCTTTAACATTTTGAACTCCACGTTTTGTATTACGTGTATATCCCTTAGCTGGAAGAACTTGATTAAAGCCTTTCTCTTGTCTATTTGCATAGTAAGTATCCGCTTTAGTTCCAATTTGCAAATCATTTTCAATCTTTCTTTGCCAATACTGCCACGAAGACTTTAAACGTGATTTACTTCCGTCACTAGGTATATTTTTAAATTCCTTTTTTGTTCTTTCACGCAATCGTTTAATTAGCAGCCTTTGAACTTCATATAACGCCTGACAAATAAGTTCACGCATCAAATAGTCTGCCCTATTCAAGCTTGACTCAATATGAACTGTTCCATTTTTATTGTGATAGATTTTTACTTCTTTTCTAGGAAGTGGCATAAATATCCTTTGTTAGAACAAGTTCTACTATCTTTTTACCGACTGGATATGTTCGTAAAACTTTATATTCAATATCATTGTATACAACGATAGTTTCATCTGAATAATCTTCTTGTCTAACTTCAAGCACTACTTCAGGTTTCATCCCTACTGCACTTGCTTGATAAAACTCATTCCGTTTTACTGACATAACTTTGCAAAATACTTCAGTTTCAACTTTTTCACCTGGTATTACATCACCGTATTTATTTGTTGATTTGTTACCACTAACTAATTTACATACATCATCCATGAGTTTCCTCCACTTGTTCTATAGGATCATAACTAGTTGAAAGCAATAGGTCTTTGATAATACTTTCATAAGATATTTGGTATTTATCACTGTCTTCTTCAAATCCATAATTTGCTTTCGCATATGCTTTACATGCTTTTAAAATTAATGGATCATCAAGACTTACTACAACACCTTTACGTTTTAATTCTTCTAAGCATTCATCAACAACATCCTTGATTTCTTCTAAAATATCGGTATTTTTAGAGGAACTTCTCAATGCTATTTTAACTTTTTTTACTATTTCATCTTTTTGCATGATACCTCCTCATTTAGAAAAAGAGGGTTTTTACACCCTCTTATGCAGTTACTTTAGTTAACTTCACAAACGCTTCATCAACCGCTAGTTTACCATCAAACATTGCTGTTCCTAAGAACTCATACACATTGTTTTTAAGTACACGACCTGCTTCAATAGTAATTCCATCAGGCATATTACCTACATAATATTTGAAGTCTCCTAAGAAGGCATCATGTAATTTGATATCACTATCCAAATTAACCGGATATCCACTAATGTAGTATTGCTTACCTTCATTCGTTACTAGTTTGTTTTTAGATTGATCTTGAAGTGGCATGAAATCTTGGAACAATGTTTTCTTTGACATTGTGAATTCCGCATTAGCATCAAATGCTCCATCAAGTAAAGCAATTAAGTCCCACACATTTTGAGTTGTTAACTTAGCATCTTTAGCTACTGTAATTGAATTTGTTTCATCCCATGTTACACTCACATCAATCCCTTTTGATTGATTTGTTCCAGTACCAAAGAAAACTAATTTTTTAATTTTATTCGCAATTCTACGTGCTACAACACGACTTAGCCAACCTTCAAATGCATCAATTGCCATTTTTGATACCGTTTTAGAAATAGTAATATACTTATTAACTTCATAAGTAGTAAGCGAAACTGGCACAGTACCTTCAGTACCTTCATTAATTGGCGTTCCTTCTTGATGAATAATAGCTTCACTGCCTTCTACTTCAACATTGAATGTTACATTTCCATCTACTTGAAGAAGTTCGATTTTATCAAGAATATTAATTTCTTGTTTTACTAATTCGACAATTAAATTTTGTGTGTCAGTTGGAATTACACTTCCTACTGAATCAGCTGCACTTGTAAGTGTTCTTTTTTCTTCATCAGTCAATTCTTTCTTTTGTAAGTTTTTCAACCACGCATTACGGTACTCTTTTGTTTCTTGGATATTTTCCATTTTCTTGTCCTCTTTTCTTTCTTCTTTTGTTTCTACAACTCGATCTGATTTGCCTTTTGCAATTTCATCTAACAATGAACGTCTTTTTGACTGTGCTTCGATTTTTGCACTTTCTACTGCTAGTAGTTTCCCACGTTCTTCCTTTAAAGATGCAACCTCTGCTTCTAGTTCATCCATTCTTTCATCTGCCACATCACTATCTAGCTCATTAGTAATTTCAGATAGTCTTTTTTCAATTTGTTCTAAGTTCATTTCATAGCCTCCATTTTTAATTTAAGTTTTCTTAACCTCATCTTGCACTTATTAGCCTCCGCTACCTCTTTCTCCGCCTCCGCTTGAAAAAAAGAACGTGCACTGATTGATGTTGTATCGTAAGCAGGAATATCAACAGCTGCGACATCATAAAGTCGCTTGATTCCTGTAATACGTCTTGTATGTGTTTCTCGATCATATTCATCTTTAGAAACAATAAAGGCGAATGACATTTTATCAATGTATCCGCCTTTTATTTCTTCATGTAATTTTCTTGCCTCATCAGTTCCACTTAAATCAGAATCAATCTTTAATCCAGTAGCATCTACAAGTAACTTGAGTGTTCCGTTCTTCGTTCTTGCAACTGGTTTACCTCCATGATTATAATTCATGACGACATCTCGCATTTCGCAGTTATCAAACGCCTTTCGGTCAATAACTTCTTTGTACTGAATACCGTTCATTTCATACATCACAGTAGGTGATTCAAATATGCAAGCATATCCTGATGCATGCATTTCTTCGTTGGGTTCTAGGTTAAATTGTCTATATTCTCTATCCTTTGATATCATCTTTTTCTTCCTCCTCATCACTTAAGATGTCTTTATCCAATTTATCAACCTCTACGTATTCACGTCTTATGTATCGCTTATCTCCATTTGGAACCTTCGGCATATTCATGATTGTAAGACCTTGATTTTGTGACATCATTCCACGATCAGATAATTGTGTAATCATTTCAATTTTCGTCTTTGGCGACATGAACTGTAGTCGATTAGATTCAAATAAAACTTCATTTCCATAATATAGTTCATTGGTTGTATATAACATTTTAGTTAATACTTGAGATAACTGTATTCCAAAAGGTTCAATTGCTCCTTCATATGTTGAATTCCATACATCTTCAGTTGCCTTGTTTTGAATGACATCAATTGAAACACCAAAATAATTTTGTATATTTGTTTGAATTAGCTCTTGTTGCTTAGCATCAACTACATAGCTTTGTGGTGTGATTTGCTTAAAATCATCATACTTTTTATCAATCAACAAAATGCCATTGGGGTTATTAGAATCAAAGTTTTCTTCCTCCAATCGCTTACGTTCTGCGACTAAGTCATTGGTTTTAAATGTTCCTGATATCTTTCCTATAAAGCGTATGACTGCACTCGCCTTCACACTATTCTTAATTCCTTGGTTTTGCGTTTCAATCATATCCATTGTTGCGGATAATGGTGCATTTGATTCACCAAAAAATTCTGACTTATATTGCATCTTTTTTAAGTGTCCTACCTTGTCATATTCAATAGCATCAGGTTCATTATTAAACATGTATCTTAAATAAACTTTACCATCTCTATTCACAATTGAACTTCCTATTGTAGAAATTGGATACAAGCCGATAATATCTCCATTATCCGCATAAATTGGAATAATATATGCATTATTTTCGATTTCATATATTGTTCTTAAGCGATATAGAAATTGAGATAATGTCATATTATCGTTTGGCTTAACTCTCAAAATCTTTTCTAATGTCTTATAAGAATTACCATTAATGACAATATTCAATTTGGATGTATGAGTTGCAAGCACATGAATCGCCGTTCTCGTTAGATCCATTTCATATAGTCCACCTTGAAAGCTAGTGAATACCGGTGAGTAAGCATTAATCATTTCCAACCTTTGCCTTATCCCATGCATTTGTTTTCTTTTAAATACTTTATCAATAATTCCCATATCATTCCTCCTCGGTCATTCTCATAAAATCTTCATAATTTTCTTGATATACAACGTAAGCATCGATGAGTGATACTGTTCCATCAATTCTTAGTTTTTGATTCTTTCCCTTAACTGGTCTGATGTTGTCATTTTCATCACGTTTTACTACTGTATTAGTTAAACACCATTTTAATATTGGATTGTTATTGTAGTTAATCTTCTTAGCCCAAAAATCAGACTCCATAATCTTCATTGGTGTAGACATTGTCTTTGCACCTTGAATTACTTCCAATAAGTTAAATGAATTTGATTCCATCTCTTGAATCCAATAAGAAGCACTCCAACGATCATATCCAATAAACAGTGGGAAAATACCATGCACTTCACGCATTTCAACAAACCACTTTGTAACATCAGCATAATCAATCTTGTGAGCACCTGAATATCTTAAGAAACCAAGTTTTTCCCATTTATCATATGGAACTTTATCTTCTCTGATTTTCTTTTCTGCAAGTTCTTCAGGTATAAAATACATTTGACTTACAAATAGCTTTTCTTCTTTTCTCCACATAAGAGTTGCACATGTTAAATCGACTGTAGATGATAAGTCAACACCACCCACTGCATACACATCTTTAAAATCATCAATATTGTATGTTTCCTTGTTATCAACAGTTTCAAAGGATAGCCATGCATCACTTGTTGTTTCTCTAATATTGAATTCTTTACATAATAAGTTCTTAACAAGTCCTGGATTCGATTTTGCTTTGTTGACCTTTTCTCTAAGTACTTCAATCTTCTTAAAAATACCTAGTGCAGGATTAGCTTTTTTCCAACACTTCTCTTCAGTCCATTCATCTTTTGAATCTAGTTCATAAATGAAAGCAATGAAATGTTCATCCACATAACCATTTTCATCAAAGTACCCATCAATTACTTTTTCTGCATACTCATATTTTTCATCATAGATATCTTCACGAACAGTGCCGGCTGTTGTAGTCGCTAGGAATAAAGGTTGTTCACGTGCTTGAATACCATCATACATAATGTCATACAATGCTTTACCATTCTTCCATTGTTGCAACTCATCCGCTAGACAACAATGAACATTCAATCCATCTAACGTATCGGAATCACTTGCTAATGGTTTAAAAGTGCTATCGTTGTAATCACTAGTTAATTCTGCTACTAATGTTTTAATACGTTTTCTCAACAATGGTGATTTTCTTATCATTCGTTTAGCTTCTTGCCAAATGATTTTTGCTTGATCTTTCTTTGTTGCAACTGCATAAACTTCCGCACCTGCTTCACCATCCGCAATCATCATGTACACACCAATAGCAGATGCTAATAGTGATTTACCATTCTTTTTAGCCACAATATAAAGTGCTTCAGTATATTGCCGATTACCATCAATATCAACAAACCCAAAAATAGCGGATATCATCGCTTTTTGAAATAATTCAAGCTTGAAAGGTTGTCCACCCATCTTACCTTTTGAGTGCTTGCAATACTTTTCAATAAAGTCGATTGCATGATGTGCTCGTTTATTAGAAAAAGAGTATTTATCTTGATAATCGATACAGTAATTAAGGTACTTGTAAGTTTTATATATTTTCTTACTTACGACTTCTTTACCACTATCAATCAACTTCCAATACTCTTTGATGTAATTAATCATCTCTATTGGTTACAAAATCATCAAAAGGATCACCATCATTTGTTACTACAGTTTTTGTCAATGAAATCAAATTTTTATAGATAGTATCATATGTTTTCATATAACCTAGATACGATTTATAGTAAGGTGATTCTCTTAAAAAAGATTGTTTTCCTTGTTTGAATTCCTCAACTGTTCCATTGTATACAATATATTTCTTTACAATAGAAAGTTGATTAATAATAAATATTAGCTCTTTTTCTAACATTTTAGCTTCATTGATTTTATCTTTAGGAATCTTTTTCATAATTTCTGATAATTCTTTCAATTCCTTTTTATTTGCAGCAACTTTTTTCTTTTTAGTTGTACTTTTTTTTACTTCCTTTAACTTCTTTTTATTTTTCGGTATTTCCTTAGTTTTTTTCTCTTTCATGGACTGAACCCCCCCCTCCTATGAAAATGACCTGCGTGTTATACGATCCTTTTCCCATCGGTCTTTAAAGCCCCTACTTTTCAAGCTGAATAGGGGGCATAGTGATTAACTCACCGTTATCATCAAACATCAAACCTTCAACAGTACTACCATTCTTGCTCATGTGCTCCCTGTTGTGACACTCTTTGCATAATAGTTCTAGGTTATCTCGATTCAATGTTATGTTAGGATCATCTATGTTATTTGGTGTTATGTATACCTTATGATGAACAAGTCTTGCATACTCACCACAACGCTCACACAAGAAGTTCTTACTTCTTGCATAACCATAACTAAGATTATTCCATGATTTACTTTTGTAGAACTTCTTTGCATATTCTTGCATACTTATCATCATCCTTCTTCCTAGCATTCATGTAATCTTTACAGTGATGTGGATTAGGACATCTATCTCTTAATGTGCAATACTTGCACGGTTTTGGTTTCTTCATCGTTACCTCCAAAATAAAAGCAACCCTATTTGGATTGCTTAAGCACTTTCTAATAAATTTAGTACTTTAATCATAAAGCTAATACAATAATTGATTTCCATTTTAAGTTCAAGCCAAGAGGCTACTTTTTTATTTCCATGAAACATGTTATTTCTAAATCTATATACAACGGAAAATATTGTTTCAATGTCGTTAACTACTGACCTTTCATTCTCAAGTAACTTTAGAAATTCAGTTTTTTCATTGTCTCTTTTGTAAAATAAGTGTTTAATATGTATATTATGATTATCTTTAATTGTGTATCTATGAACAAAATGGTTCAATTCATCCGTTATATCGAAATTATTATTCTTAATTCTATTTGATATGTCCACGGAATATTCATGAATTTTATTAAATGTTAACATGTTGCCATTCGTCAATCTACTTTCAAATACAGACCATATCATTAAGAATCCAATAGCAATCGGAGACCGAAGAGTATTTATTATATCTATTTCATTGATTTTATATTTATCTTCTTCTCGACACCACAAAGTAGGGTTTTCTACAAAAAAATGCACTATCTTGTTTTCTAAATCATTATCATTCATAATATCACCTATATTCTATAAATCTTATCTGATTTTCAATTAATTTCACTGCCATGCCATGTTCCAATAATTAATATAAAGCCTATAACCAAATAAAAAATAGACAAGAACAATAATAATATAAATTCTATATTGAAGATGTACAAAACATACTGCAGTGCTAATAATATAACTTCAGATATGAGAATTGTAAAAAAAGTATTTACAAGCCTATCTCCTTGAGAAGTAGAAAAATTCTTTGATACATTTTCTACTTCCCTATATTTTTCAATTAATTCACGAAAATTAATTTTATCAACAGCTAAAACTAAAAAAGTTGACAAAATACCAATAGTATTCAAAATACCCAAATAATCAAAAGTTATACTGTTTCTTATTACTTCTTCTATTTCAATATTTATATAAAGTAGAAATAATAAGCACGATAAAACAATAATCAATAAGTGAATCAACTTATACGAGCTGTGATATTGTCTAAATATTTTTTTTGTAAATTCCCATAATATTTTCATTTTACTTACCTTTCAAACTTTTATTTAATTCATCTATTAATTTTATAAAACTTATGTCTCTTTTCTCTTCAAATGTTTGAAGTTCTAAATCAAGTGTAATTTTTTTATTTAAAACACCATCAGAATCTGAAGAAAGTGAATTTCCATCTTTATCGATTCCATTCAAAAATATTCTTTTTGTGCCACTTCTATTCTTTTCTATTAACTTCTTTAAACTATTAACTCTAAATCCACTTTGTGCAAAAAACTTATACTCTACTGAACATTCTTTTACTTTTTCGGATGAAGTCAACTCAAGTATATTCCTCTCGACCTTAAATGCCTCAGTTTGATCAAGTGAAGTTTGACCATATATTACATCTACAATTTTTATAGATGTCAAATACTCCAGATATTCTATAGCAACTTCACCAGTAAGTTTAGGATTAGAAATGTTAAAAAATAATTCCAACACTTTTTTTACTTCTTTCTTTGATCCATCATAATAAATTGTATTTAATATTGTATCTACAATTATGAATTTAATATCTATTAGCTTATTATCATTTACATAGTCAGATAAAGGAATTTGATTATCCTCATCAACTCTTAACCCAAATTTATTAGATTCTTTATATGTGTTGTATTTGACAACAAAATATTTATTAATTAGAAAATATGAATTTATTTTTTCTTCGCTAACTTCTTTATAATTTTCCCTTATCTTCATTATTGTATTATGTGGCATTTCTACGTACGCTTGCTTTAGATCCATATAATTATCTCCATTATTGTATTTATTAAAACAATTATATTATAAAAATCACCTTTTGCAAAAGGTGATTATCATTAATTTAAATATACTGAATGCCTAAAGCCATTATAACCTAATTTTCATGGCACAACTGTGCAAATTACTAATAATTTTATTTATTTTTTTCGTAATTACAGAAACATCTAGACACATCTGATCTGCTATTTTCTGATGAGTCATTCCATACCAGTAATATTTTTCTATTAATTTTAGATCATCAAAAGTAATATTTAATATCAACGTATGTACTTTATCAATGGCAAATTTGTGAAACTTTAGTTCCTTATTAGTTTTTTCTTCTTCATCCAACAATTCAGGAATATTATTGGTATAAATAACAGTCCCTTTTTGATATTTCGCTTCATTTCTATCTTTAAATCTTGGAGATTTTGCTCCTCCCTGTAGTAAATCATTAATTTCTAATAATTTACTTGAACAACTATAATAAGATTTCACATGCCACTTAAATGATTTTAGAAGTAAATCTATATCTTTAATATCCATTTTAAATATTGTTATCCTTTCTATGTTACTTGACAAAACCCCCTCTTCTGTCAAATCAATTCTTGTTAGTACTAATCATCAAATAACCTTTTATTCATGCATTAATTGCCTAGTTTTTAGCTTCGAAATTTATTAGGTCATTTGACATAGTACTTTTTTTGACAAATCCTCTTAATTCCATTACGTTAATGGATTCCAAATACTGCTTTTTTTCTCTGCTTTTCAACAACATTATCTTCCAAACAAATATAACGCATAGTATCATATGGGTTCTCATGCCCTAATAATCTTTGAACAACGTAGATATCATGCGTTTCATCGTAAACAAAGCGTCCGAATGATTTTCTAAGTGAATGGGCACCAACAGGATACTTGATACCTATTTCATCCGCTAAAGAATCTTAATAAAGTTATAAGCTTGCTGCCTAGTCAAAGGTTTAATACTATTTGGGTATGTTTTTAAGAGGAACTCATTTTTTGAAACATTATAGAATTCTATAAACTCATCCAGTTCATTTAGGAGAATATCATTAATTTCATATTTCAATTATTTACCCGTTTTAAACTCTTCTATAGCTAATGGTCCACCTTCAATGTTCCTTGGGGTAAACTGTAGTAATCTTTCGATTCGATGTCCTGTATTAGCTCCTGTGATTAATATGATGGAATTTCTCCACCATCGGTGTTCACCTTTAAGATCGCCTCTTTCACGTGCAGCATCTCGTTTAACAAGGCATAGTCGAGTCATCATATTAAAATCTTTTAGTTTTATAGGGAAAACATCTTGTTGACCACCTTTGTGATACCTGATATGTCTAGGTACGTACTTTTTATCAGCCACCTAATCACCTCCTTTAAAGAAAATAATCCAGTGTGTTGTGCCACGTTGATTACCTAGCAAAGGCTTATATTCGCAACACGCCAACACATCTTTTAAAGGTATCTGACATTCACTCCATTTGAAGATTAATGTTCCGCCTATTTTAAGTACTCGCATGCATTCTTTAAACCCAGCAGCTAGGTCTTGGTTCCAATTGTTTTTATCGAGCTGACCATACTGTGCTTTCATAATTGAGTTCGGTCCTGCCCATTTTAAATGTGGTGGATCAAAGATAACAAGATTGAACCTTTCATCGTCAAACGGGATTGATCTAAAATCTGCAATTATATCAGGATTCACATTGACATGTTTACCGTGTATATCAAACGCTTCTCTTCTTATGTCCATGTAGATTGTATGTATATTCTCTTTGTCGAAATAGAACATCTTACTACCACAACAAACATCTAAAACTAATTGCTTTTCTACCATAAATTTACCAGGTATTGAATGATGTTTGTGAGTGGCCAAGATATTGCTATAAATAGGACTATACCTAGTGCTGAATATGTTATACCAATAAGTAGTCCTCTGACTTTTATAATAGTCTTATAATTCTTTTTCGGTTGAATTATAAGCCCTATAAATATATCAATTAAGAATGAGCATATTAGCATAACGAGTGCGAGTATTAATGCTCTACGATAAAATTCATTCATCATTAATCTTCCTCATCGATAAATCTTCTTACTAAGGAGCCAAGTTTGCTATCTTTCAAATTACTTTTACATAGATAATTCCAACACTCCTTCAGTAAATCTATTGCTTTGTCAATTGTTGCGTTTAGATTTTTGTTTTTATTTTGTTCATCAATTAAATCTTCTTTTAGCTCTGATATTTCCGCCCTTCCATTGTAGTTATTACTTAGATATGCTGTTGCATCATCACCCATGTATTTATCCACAAGTTTTTCAAAATCTTCTTTTGAGCAAACTAAGTGTTGCTCTTCATTAATAAATATCGTTGCCATATTAATCCCACCCTTCTTCAGTTTTATTCTTTCTTGATTTCGGCATATCAAACTTCCATAAGACGAGCGATTAAATCAGTTTTCTCTTCAATCACTTTATTCTTTTGTTTAAGCAAATCTTTATACAAGGCAATTCGTTGTTCTAATTCTTTATTGGTAGTCATTAATTTTGCTACACGAGAATTAATCTCATTCACTTTTTTAATGCACTGTTCACAGTTGTTTTCAGGCATATCTATTCTCCATTCTATGTGTGCGTGTGTTTAGTAAAGAAGAAGCGAGCTACATCAATATCTCTTTTGTTGTTGATGTCATTTAAAATCAATGAACGCTCCATCTCATTTAATTTTCTTCCCACTGCCACTTCGATATTCTCGATGATTGTTGGTAGGTCAGAGGCATCTAAATCTTTACTATCTTCTTCTTTACTATTATTTGATTTATTTTGGTTTATTTTGATTTCATTTCCTTTATCGGAATTAACCCCAGTTTCTTCCGAATAAACCCTAGTTTTTTCTGAATTAAATCCAGTTTCTTCCGAAGATATATCATTTTTAGGTACACTTAAAGGAACATCTATTAAAAGATATTTTTTATTTTTGAAATCAATCGTTCGTCTTAATACTTTTTCCATGATTTCAAAGTATCTTTTTTGAATGCCATCTGAAGTCCATACATTACATTCCACGAGGTTTTTATCAAATAAACCTATATCGGTGCAGTACCGGAGGATTTCAGCGCATTTATTTTCATCACACCATTTGGTTCCTATTTTTTGAGCCAAATCATATGACAGTTCATCTATATCAATAACAATGTAATAATTCGTTATATAAATTAGATCTAACATTCTACGATATATCGTTTCGCCAAGAGGACCATATTTTCTAGATAATTTTTTCAATGTAAAATTAGTATCATAAGCCTTGCATGACCAATTGTAATAATCTAAATGTTCCTTTTTTGGTGCTGCCATTAGATGTATCTAAGTAAATAAGTTAAGACGATGTGCTTATTCATCAACTAGATCACCTACTTTCAATTTTGTTTTTATTAACATGTCATATGGAAATGGATTTTTAGATAAATATTGAAAGTACTTTTTAGTATCTTTAAATCCCTTAATTCCATCGACAATAGAATGTGTGAATTCAGTTTCTATAATTGAATTTAAAGTATTCTCCACATTTGTTTTGATTTTTCTATCTGCAGTCCCAATACATAATTTGCTTTCAGTCAGCATATTCGGCATTGGGTATTCATATAACGTTGTATCTTGACCTTTAAATTTTTTAAATGAATAAGCTTCAATGTTTTCTATTCTTTCGTTCGTAAATGTGACAATATAGAATGAATTGGGAAATTGTATATCATAGCATTTTCCTTCATAGGTTACATATCTTTTTTGTTCTTTTTGAACGATTGCATACTTCCCGACATCAACAGCATAGATATTTTTGGATAACACCTTTGGCTTATTAGCACTGGATGTTAAATTACTAAATTTCTTTTTTAATAGCTTTAAAATTTCAGTTGCACTAACTGATTTAAAAAGTTGTTGATTATTTTCTACAATTAATACTTCTGCATCGGGCTTAGTTGAAGTAATTCTAATGACAACTTGTTTCATAGAATAACCTCTACTGTAGATTGGTAAACTTTCAGTATGTCGCTTATTAAGGAACTTGAATGTTGTTCTTCGAGATCATCAGAATAACTAACAAGTACATCTTGAAATAATTCTGCCGTTCTAATTGGTTTTACATTTATCAGTAAATCAACGACTTTTTCTTTTGAAATTTCTATAGAATCATAATATCCATCATAAGCATCCACGTCCGCAACATAAAATGTATCTGGATCGAATTTAACGAATTCCAATGCTTTCATGACTTGATGAAATTTTCTTCTTTTTCTCTTATTCATAAGTTTTATGGCTAAGAAAGAGCCGAATGTCTCACAAGTATTGTCCATATCATCTATTTCACCTGTTTCACTATCGATACCTCGAAATAAATGTATAAATTCTTCATCTTCATTAATTCCAAAATATTTTCTCAACTCACCAACCCAATAGGTGATAACGCCTGTAAATTCATCATTTGTGTTCTTTGAAGTATGATCTAAGCTGTCACAATAATAATCACTTGAGTTACACACCAGGTAAATCTTTATATCTGATTCTTCTAAATAACAAAACAACACCATGAGTAGCACCACACTAACACATCCATAATCAGTTCCATCCGCACTATATTTATTATTTAAATCATGAAAAACATCATCATACAGAGAATAGTCGTAAGTATATCCCTGAATAATTTCTGCACGCCGATTCTTACACTCCCATACATTTTGTCTTGATGTGTCTACAAAGTAATCAAATAATCGATTATTTCTTGTTCTCTCCAAGATTAAACGAATAAAATCACCAAACTCATCAACACTATCACTATCTTCAGTAATGTACTGTTTTAAGTCGCTCAACATTTGTAACACCTACCTTCAGTTGATTTATTAATAATAGATGGATGTGTTCTAACAGAACACACGCCATTTTATTATTGGTAATAAGAAATTGAACATTTCCTTTTGATGCTTGCTCTTGGCAGCTTAATTCATTTGGATGCTTATCTTTTTTTAATTTGTATGTTTTCCCTCGCAAAGCACCTTTAATTTCTTTGTTAGATTTTACACAGATATAAATGTCTCCTGAATATTCTGAATTTGCTGAATCTATATAAATACACTGTTTCAATCTTTTAACAACTTTCTCACACACTTTCCTAGTTGCATCATTATCAACACATCCAACAATCACTGGGATGCGACTTTCTTTTTGAATAACTTCAAAAAAGTCAGATTCAGTAATGTAACGATCAATTGCATAGCAATTCGTTCCATAAAAAGTATTGATTTTTTTAGACAATGCAATCGCTTTATTTTCGCCTATATCTTGTGTTTGATACGATTGACGCTTCATGTTCTTCCCTTCTACTATGTCACCATCAATCAACGTCATTTCACAATTGCTACCTATCAGTAGTTTGGGCATATCACGTGCTAGAAGTGATCCGGTTCCACCGACACCAACGATATAAAAGTGATAATTCATAATTATCCTTTCTTATGGTGCTTGAATATTGGAATGAGCACATTGTCTTTATCTCTGTAATCAAACGATACTTCACCTGAGAATTCATAGAACTGATGGTTTAACATCGCTTCCTTAATTTCGGATTCAGTGTATTCAGCTCCTTCAGTAAAGATATGATCAACATCTCTTGTCTCACCACCAAAATGAATTTTAAAAGGATAAACATATTTCTTTGATGAACTCTTTTCTTCAGCATCATTTGTTGACTTACTCACAACAGTATCTTTTTTTACTTCCTTTTTTGTTTCCTTGGTTTCTACAGTCTTCATGCCTAATACATCAAATAAATCGTTATTCATTTTCTATTTCCTCCACTGTCTTGTTTTCGCCTGGTTTCACAGTAACTGCTTTAATTTTTAAATCTTCTGAATTTTGATTAGAAACAACCATAGTCACTGATAATTCATCACCATTTTTCATCATGAATGCATTCTTATCGATGCTTATTTCTTTTGCCGATACCGCATCTATCACTTTTAACAAATGATCTACTCTGAACACTTGCTTGTATTCTTGTATGTTAGTTTTCACAATCTTTATTGATGATGTAAACTCTTTGTGAATACCTTCATCAACAAGTGACAAGAGATTGAGCTTATCATTTTTTATTTCAAAACAAACGTGATTGCTAAAAAGTGAAATATTTTGTAATTGTGCTATAAGTTCATTGCAATCAATCGATAGTATTCCTTCAAATTTAGGATCGTAATTTTCTAACATCGTAATTTTTTGCTCATACAATGGTGAGTAAACAATTTCCCCCTGCTTTGATGCGAATATAACTTTCCCAGTTGATTTAATTGAATAATTATCCTTTTCTAAATTTTTTAAGAATGATCCTGGAATATGAATTGTTTGTGTGTTTGTTTTCAATACCTTTTTATATGTATTTGATCCTGAAGACCCAACAACAGAGTTTTCATAGACTAACACACCAGCACATTCTTTGCGTGTTGCATCAGCAAATGCAATACATTTATTCATAATATCAATAGGAACATTCATTTCAACAGCACCTGTTGTATCTGGTCGATTAAGACTCAGTTCATAGTTTTGTATTTTAAATTTTGATACACCGCTTTTAAAACAAATACTATCTCCTACAAGTTCAACATCCAATTCATTAAACTTTGATAATAAATTGAAATCCTTTGCTACAAGATTAAATTCAATTTTTCCACCTTCTTGTAATCCAAATTCATTTTGTTCCATTCGATAGATTCCTGTTGTTCCATCAAAGGAATGAATCAATACATAATCTTTTTCGATTGCGATATAGTTATTGGGCATACCTCGTTTGAAATGTTTACCACTTATCTTCATTTCCCATTTCCTCCTGTTGAATTTCTAAGTGTTTATATTTACTTAATTGTTGTGCATGTGTTTCACCGATATATATATAGCCATTAACATAAGCATGATATAAATACCTATGGTGATTGCAACACCCTTTAGAAATAGCCTAATAGGCTTTCTCAATCTTCTTTTATTCATCACTTATACTTCCGACATAGCTGCATTTATTTACTTGTTTAGTTAGTCCATATTTATAGGCACTGACTTGTTCGTTACTTAATCTATGTTTTTTCATATATCGTAGTGATATTTTAATTAAGTCTTGAACCAACTTATCGTCATTACTGATTACTGGGTTTTTCTTGGTTGCTGTTTTTTGTAATGCTTCTTGTTTCATTTTAGGCATTGCCTTTCCTCCTTAAAATTTGTATAATGAGGATGTACATAAAAAGTTTGTACATCAGATTGAGTTCGCTACTTTCCAGGTGAGGAACTCTTTTTTTGTTGTTGAAGCCAAGTGTTAAAATGATCTTTAGGTATTAGCCATTTTCCTCTTAATCCATTTCTCATTGCCTGTGTTCCTTTGGATCTTGTATAGTTCCGACAAATTTCATCAGGATAACCAAGCTGTTTCAATTCTGTTATGGTATAAACTTCTTTTTCCATTTACTATTCCTTTCTTCTCCATGGTATAATATTTAAAATGGAGGATTCACAATGGATTTAAATCAAATAATACTTACAATTTTAACTGTTACTATCCCCAGCTTAATTACATATTTAGCAACAACAAAATCAAATCAATCAAAGATCAAAGAAATCGAAGCTATTAATAAATTAGAGACTGAAAGGTTAAAATATAATCAAGAACTTAAATATAAAGAGCTTGAGTCTACTATTGAAAAAATGAAGCTAGAGCATAGTAATGAAATTGAAAAAATGCACTTAAGCTATCAATTAAAAAAAGAAGAAGCAAGTAGCCAAATGACAGCTAATTTAACTAAAGACTTCTTAACAGGTTCATTAGATCTTTCTACTATTACAAGTAGTATTGATCAATTAAGTGTTGTTCAGCAAAAAGTCAATAAACTAAATAATAAAAGCAACACTTCAAATTTTCTCAACAAAAAGTAAAGTTATTGAAGTAACCTTAATAGCGTCGGTAACGACAGCAATTAACGCTAATTCACTACTAGATGTCAAATTATTAGATATCGTCGATAATATTAGTAAGTGATTTTCTAATATTTTTTCAATACATTCTTTTTCCATTAAATTTTTCCTCTCTTTTTATTTGATGTGTGATGCAGATTATAGATACTATGCACAACCTATCTATATGCAGTTTTCGGTACTTATTCATTTTTTTGTAGCAGAATTCCTATAAAATAAGTATTTAAACAATTTAATGATTTTATGTTACTTAAGTATCTCTGTATTGCATTATCCAGTGAATTTGTAAAATAGAACTCTCTTAACTCTCTTGATTTTATATGTTGATTATAATTACCATTAAAATCATTTAAAATAAATTCAGGTTCTTTCCTTTTTTACATTCTTCACATGTACAAACTTTAGACAGTATTTTAATTTCATTTGCCTTAATTACCTCATAAAGTATAAGTACCTGCTTTCTTTTAAATTGTTAAATATCTACATTTTGTAGAATTTAACCGAAAAAAATTTGCTCGAATTTTTTATCTAAAACATCGCAAGCTTTTTCAGCTTCTTGAATAGACATATTTTTAGAATCTGCTTCCCAACTTGCAACAGTATTCCTATGAACACCCATTAATTTAGCAAATTCTTCTTGAGTTAAGCCTTTATTTACTCGTGCTGACTTCAAACTAACTTTATCCATATAGCCACCTCCTTGATTACATTATATTCTACAATTTGTAGATGTCAACGTTATTTTCTACATTTTGTTGATTTTTTTGTGCAATAGTTCTACAATATAGATATTAAATGAGGTGCATTATGAGAAAAATAGTTATTGGAGAAACAATTAAAAAACTAAGAGAATCCATGAGCCTTAGTCAAGATGAACTTGGCGAAATATTGGAAGTAAGCGGAAAAACTATTTCTTCTTGGGAAATCAGTCGCACTGAGCCAAATATGGGATATGTTCAAAAGCTTTCGAATTATTTCAATGTTTCTATGGATTATTTGATTTATGGTAAAAATTCATCTGTCGACTCAGATGTATCATTCGACGATTTCCGATTCGCTTTGTATGGTGAAGTGAAGGATTTGACCGAAGAACAAAAACAAGATGTTCTTGATTTTGCGAGATTTATTAAAAACAAGAATAAGTAGGTGAATTATGGATTCCTTACTAAATTATGCAGATGATAACAACTACCCAGTATTTTTCAAAAGAATGAATGTAACAAAATCTCTTTCAGTAGAACTTGATGATATGCTTTGCATAAATATCGATGAATCAAAATTCGAAACTGAATCTGAAAAAATAGTTTGTCTAGCTCATGAACTAGGTCACTGCATATCAGGTACTCTCTATACAATTAATCATTCTAACTTATACCGAGGAAGTGCTGAATACAGGGCCGACTATCGCGCAGCACAATTAGTTATGCCTATAGACGAATTAAAGGAATGCATATTAAAAGAAATTACGGAAGTTTATGACTTGGCAACATTCTTTGGAATAACCGAAGAATTTGTTAAGCGAATATTATATATATACAGTAACAAAGGTCTATTAAAGGATATAACGCAAAGCGTTTAATAAGGAGAAGATTTATGAAAATTACCGATGGCATTACTGTTACAGAAAATACCCCGTTGTTGCGACAAGTTGCTTTCTTAGGTACCCGGGAACAGTACAATGGAAAACTAGCTCATCTTGCACAATTAGCCGAAAAAGAAACATGGCAAACAAAGGATAGTACTTTTCAAAATGACATATTATTTCAGTATATACTTCATACCTTTGATCGATTGGTTGACGAAGATAAAATAATTTTCACAGAAGATGGAAAATTTGCTTCATTCAATACAGGATTAATGTCAGAAAGTGGTGAAGACATTGTATGTATGTTAAATGAAAATACAAATCAAACTTCAACACAAAAATGGTATTTATACGGTTTTCACTTAGTATCAGATAGATACTTCTTGAATTTTTTTAATACAATCCCATTAGTAGCGGATTATTTTGCTAGTGATCCAAATAAGATGTATTTCAATCCATCTTACGAAATTAGAGTCGATACAAACCATATTTTTAGTGATAATATTGAAAGATTCCCTAAAGAAATTACCGAAAAAGGTTTTTCATATTTTATTACACTTTTTAACGGAGCATTTCATGTAATCAAAAAGAAAATAATGAGGAACTACAGAATAGTTGTTCCTCAATATTTTAATAAACAAATCACTTATTTACTTCCTATTGATTTGGATGGATTCAAATGTGCACTAGCTATTGAATTACTATCAAATCATCAATATAGAGCAAACACAATTTTAACTCTTGACATGGCCTATAGTAATGCAAGACTATTAATGAAACCCGAGGCTGATTGGCTCGATTTAAATTCTATAGAAATTTCATCAGAAAGTGAAGATGCTCTAAATGATGCTTTAGAAATAGAAAAAGAAGCCTAGCTTGTAGACTTCTTTCCAATTGATATACAAATGATTTATATACGAAAACTTTATATATGTATTAAGTATATAGCTATAATTTGTTTAAGTCAATATTCTAGCCCAAACATTTTATTAAAAGGCAATCACTTCCGCCGGCAAGCTAAGTAGTGATTGCAATCGCATAGCATTAGCATTTGTGCTTTTACTATGCCTACATTATAACAAATTTAATGGAGGTGGTTCAATGCCAAAAGCAAAATATAGTCAATGTTCTAACCGAACACAGTACAAGACTTCAATAACGATAGGATTTGATGATAATGGTAAACGTATAACTAAAAGTATTTATGGAAAAAGTTCCGCAGATTTAGAACGTAAAGTCCACGAATATAGACTTTACCTTGAAGAAAATCCCTATGATGCTGTTAAACATAACTTTAAAGAATACGCTACTAAATGGTGTGATACAAAAAGTATAGGAGTCGAAAAAGCAACCTATAAGATGTATAAAACAGTAATTGATTTTAATCTGCTGAATTTACACGATAAAGAATTAAATGAAATTACTAGACAAGATGTCCAAGATGTCATCAATCACCACGCTCTAAAGGCACGGACATGCCAAAAGATAAAAATAACGATTAATCAAATACTTAAGCAGGCTAAGAAAGATGGATTGATCAAAGATAACTTTGCAGATGATCTTGTTATTCCAAAATATGTACCTGAAACAAAAAGACCTCTGATGCCACACGAAGCGAAGTTAAGCGTTTTAACAACCTTTTCAGATAGAGAGAGTTGTTATATTAGAATGATTAAAAATTGCGGGCTACGCAGAGAAGAAGCCCTAGCACTTCAAAAAGATTGCTTTAACTTTGAAAAGAATACTGTTACCATATCGAAAGCCATTCACTTTGACAAAAACCAAGCCACAATAAAAGATCCAAAATCAAAGGCAAGTAAACGAACCTTACCATTATTGAAATCTGACATTGATTTTCTCAAGGCATACTTAGATAAACTGAATACACCTTACCTATTTACTAGCCTGCAGTCCAAAGAATTAATTAGCGAGCAATCGTTCAAAAGAATGTTTGAATCTATCATTGATAAAATGAACGCAAAAGCCACCACAGAGAAGCTGCCACAGGTAGGTGATGATCTTACTTCACATATATTCAGACATGATTATGCTACTGCATTGTATTACGCTGGTATTGGAGTTAAGGAAGCACAATATTTACTTGGCCACTCCAGTGTCAGAATTACATTAGAAATATATACGCACCTTGATTCACTAGCTAATCATGAAGAAATATCAAATAAACTTGAAGACTACAATAAGACAAGAATGTAG